TGTTGTGCCAATTCCTGAAATTCTTTGTATTCCATCAAAAACTGAATCAACTACATCAATTTGATTATAAGAGAAAGAATCAGTGTCATTAATATGTTCAGACTTTTCTAATGGTAAAATATCAATGTTGTCACTTAAAAACTTATACCATAAATTTATTTTATCAAATGAGTCATTAAAATTAATTGTCAAACTAGCATCTGTGGTGATTCCCACTTTACCAGTTTCTGAAACTTCAAAAATTGCATCACCCTTTGAAGTTAAGTATTCATCATAACGTGTTATATCACTATAAACTTTTAATTTAAAAGCAGAATAATCAATACTTGACCTTCTAAATTTCAATGAAGAATCAGTTAAATCAAACTTTAATTTTTGATTTTTTGAAATTTTAATGTATGGGTTAATTCTTGCGATTGTGCCTGAATTTGCTGAAGTAAGATCAATAACAGAATTATTTTTTAAATCAACTAGTTCCTTGCATAGTTGTATTTTGTCAGTTCCATAAATTGAAACAAAGTACATTTCATGATCAACTAATCCACCAACTGGAGTGGATGAAGTATATAAAATTTTATCACCTTGGTTAAATCCATGATTTGTTAGTGTAATTGTATTTTCAATAATGTTTACATCATCTGATACAAAAGATCTTGGATCAAAAACAAATCTTCTTACATTATCATTGTATCTTACAGATATATTTTTTATAGTTGTTGGATTAAGATTAAAAATAACTCTATCATTTCTTGTCAATCCATGAGTGGATGCAGTAGATACTGTTACTGTGTTTATTCCTAGTTTACCACTTAAAGCATTAGACTTAACTGTTTTAAAACTATGATAATCTCCAGATCCAAATCCAGGGAAGAAAAGGAGACCTGTGGTGGTTCCTAATCCAACATATCCACCACCTGTGCTTGCAATACCAACTTTTGTTGATGAAATTCCAATTATATCTCTTGATATTGGTGCCACATATAATTCATCATAATCAGTAAGTAAATTATATGAATCTGTTACACCATTCCAGGTTGATACAGCAGTTCCAGTAAAATTATTATATGAAACTAATTCATTTAAGTCTAATCCATGATCTGGAATGTAAATTTGCTGTGACTTAATTGTTACACTAGAAAAACCAACAGGAGGATTGCTGAAAAATATTGTGTGTGCTGTGCCAACTATTGTTCCAATACCAATTGATTCAGCTGGTTCAAAATAATATTCTCTATTATATTTAATTATGGATGTTGTATTTCCAAGACCTGTTGTTACTGTAAACTTTCTAGGGTCTTCAACAAGGTTATCTGAAACAGAATATGCTGCTCCAACTGTATTATCTTGTTCCCTTGCAACTCTAATCCTGCCACTTTTTCTATCAATATTAAGAACTTTAACTCTTTCTGAACTAATACCTAATATATCATTTGGTCTAATAATTGGAAAATTTAATGTTCCTGTTACATAGAAATATGTGGTTAATCCTGTTACAGAAGTGTCTCCTACACCAAGATTGATATTGAAACTATCAGTTCTAACCCCTATAAATTCCACATCTAGTTCAATACTAGATGTTGCTGCTGATACTACAGTTTTACCCTTTATAAGTTCAATTTTAGCATTTGCACCAAATCCATTTGAGCCAGAATTATTAAAAATAATTCTATCATTTACTTTATAATTATCTCCTTCAGATAAAATGTTGACTTTTTCAACACCACCAACACTTGTTGAATTTATATTGAAGGATTGATTTTTTACTTGATTTGAATTGAAAATATAATCATATCCACTATTATCAGAATAAAGATTGTATGGAAGAGTATTTCTTAACCATCCTGTTCCAGTAAAGTCATAATTGTCATGATTTGATGTTTTTCTAAAGTTGAATACATTTGGTTGAGAATTAAATGTCTCACCTATGATATATGGAAACTTAGGTTGTCTAAATTTATTAAAAACTCCAGAAGAATTATTAGTTGACTCAATTGTTGAAAAATATACATATTCCCCATTTGGAAAATCAGGAGTTATGCAAAATCTTCCATTGTGTTCATCTAAATCTCCATTTCTTGTGAACTGATAGTCCTCAATGAAAAATCCCTCTGGATAGAATGACAAACTTGGTCTGTTTGTTGTATCAACTTTTAACTCATATCCAGGTTCAATTAATTTTACAGTTCCACCATCAGCATTAGCATATCCATATGGTCCATAAATTGGATGACCATCATATGCCCAACCAATAATTGGTGAGTGGAATCTTGCAGGTTTTTCACTACCATTTACAGAATCTAATTCTAAATCACTTTGACCAAATTGTACTCCAGCATCTGATATTGGATTTAATTTTCTTCTAAGTTCTCTTGGAGCATACAAATGTGAATATTGAAGAGATTCATTATCTAAACTAGTAACAATAACTCCATCATCAAAATCTAAAACATCAATATGTTTAGACAATAAATTCACATTCCATTTTCTAAGTTTAACATCTAAATTAGCTTTTTCAATTGGAGACTCAATCTCAATTAATGATGAACTATTAAAACCTGCCCCTCCATTAATTACTTTTATTTCAGTCAATTTTCCATCATTGATGACTGGAGTCAATTTAGAATATTCTCCTGGTCCTGTGATTTTTATGTTAGGTGGTGAATTATATTCTTTTCCACCCTCATTAATAATAAATGATGTTACCCTTCCATTATTAATAATTGATGTTATCTGAGCATCAGTTCCTGCTTTTAAATCAACATTTGGTGGTCTATTGAAATTTAAAACTTCTTGAGATCCATATTGTGATCCTCCCTCAGTTATATCAATAGAGTCAATACTTCCTCTAAAAATTGGTTGAACTTTAGCATTAAAATCTTGATTAGATAATGTAGCAATTCCAATTACACCCTCTATTGTTACTGAAATAGGTTCATAGTTAAAAGTTCCATTACCAGTAGATGCAATTGAAACAAAAACTTTATTGTCAAAATAGTAATTTGATGTAGCACCAACTCCTATTTGAGATAGTTTAATATTATCTTTGTCAATACTATGCACATAGTAATTTGTAGTTGAAAGAATGCCACTTATATTTGAATTAGATGGAGTATATCTTATTTGCTCTCCAGTTCTATATCCATGATTTTTTATTGTTATTGTATCTGTATAAGTTTTAACTCCAACTATTTTTCTCTCTTTATTTTTATACCCAGACCCAGAATCTAAAATATGAACTTTAGACAGAATTTTCTTTTTATCAAAAGAGTGGATTGATTGTAATCCTGTACCAAATTCAGATATGTTAATTGTGTTAATACCTGCAAGAGCATTTTCTCTAGTAGTATGCAGTCTTATATTTTTATTGTCAACTATCTCAGCAAAATATTGACCAAAAGAAGATAATCCAACTATATTGTTACCTTTATTTGTAAAATATATAACTCTTTCACCAGGGAAAAACTTATGGTAAGTGCTAAAACCAATCTTATGAGCAGTATTTCCAACGCCTACGTAAACTGAAGTTGTTAAACCTCCCCCTGACTCTGCAAGGAAATCATTTTTGTGGACAAAATCAATGGTTTCAGCTTTAATTTGTGCAGGAACATCTGGATTTCCTCCACTTATTGTTATTACAGGATCGTTGACATAATCAAATCCTGTGTCTAAAATTCTTATTTCTTCAAGAGAACCTGTAACTGCACATTTTCCAGTTGCACCAGATCCTACACTATCTGATATATGGACAATTGGTGGATTAATTATATCATATCCAGACCCCCCATTAACTACATCAATTGAAAGAATTTCTCCATAATACAAAACATCATTTGATTTGTAATGACTAACCTCAACTCCATTTTTTAAAATTCCAACTTTACCTGGATAAATGTCATAACCATCTCTTTTTTTAAATGGTGTTTTAATTTCTCTGTAAATTTTTTGAGGTGAAACAACCCTATTATTAAATGCTTGTAAAACTAGTTCATTATCAGTGACTGATCCTGTGGGTGTAACAAAAATATCATCAAATAAATCAGATTTACTCCTTGCTAATTTAAGAGACTTTGAATTATCTCTTCCAACTCTTTTAACAAAAAATACACCCTCATTCATATTTGAAAACTTACTTATAGTGTTTTCATATTGTTGAATGCCATTCAACACAAATGTGGGAACTAGAGCAACCGTAGGTTTATAAACAACAGCATCACCAGTATAAAGACCATGATCTTCAGAAAATGTAAAGGTATCACCACTTACATTACTACTGGAGAATTTTATAGTTCTATTTTTAGTGTTTATTTCTGAATTACTTCCATATGTTGGAAAAGAATTAGATGAAAGTAAAACATCACCATTGAATTTTTGATATGAGTTTATAATATTTGTGAAAGAATAATTAATATCCCCTTCAGGTCCATAATTAGCCTTAAGAATTTTATTTCTAACTGTTAATGATCCACTTAAATCACTATCATCTATTAACTTTACTTCAAATTGATTAATTGAAATATTTTTAATTACATCTCCACTGGTTAATATTTCATCATCTCTTAAAATTTCAACAACATATCCCCTTTTGAGATAAGTATCATCAAAAGTAGATATTCTGTATTTTTTCTCAGTTGCATCAATTAATTCAACTTCAGATACTGCCCATTTAAATTTGGTATTGTTAATCAAATCTTGTGAGGCTAGCGCAGTAGCTCCAATACCCATAGATTGGATTTCAACAATATCATCTTTACTGTAATAGTAAGTATCATCTTTAATTATTAAATCAGTAAGAGTAGTTGATATTCTAAATCTAATATCATCATTAACAGTTGATGAAAACTCATCAAGAAAAATATCTTTTGAATCAGAAATACTTGTGCTTACTCCAGTAACTCCTAAAAATTGATTATCATTTTTAGATGTATATTCAAATCTTGTTTCTTCATTTCCAGCATTAAAAGAAACTAACTCTCCTTCTGTAGGAAATCCTATGGTAGAATCAACATCAATTACTGTTTGACCAATTGAAACATTGTTTAAAATTTTAGTGTTAGGAATAGATTCAAATGTGCCATAAATTGATCCATCCCTATCAAGATCTCTTTGATAACCAAAATCTACACTAATCTGATAATATTCATCACTATTATAAAGAACTCTTTGCACATTAGTTACAGTGCCTTGTGCATCTGTTCTTGATTGTACAATAGTTCTATTGATTAAATCATATGGATTACCAAAAATAGGTTCAATTACAAAATCTCTTGTAATACTATAATTCGCAGTGGATGGTCTAAGTAAAAATTCACTAGGTTTAATTACATTTACTTCATCACCATACAAAGCTTGAAACAGAATTTTTAATGATCTGTCAGTTCCTTTAGCATCATAGAAACTTTTTGCGCCAAAAATAAAGTTTCTTTGATCAAGTCCAGTAAATAAATTTCTTCCAGAAAAACCTGGAATAAACTGTTGTTTAATTTTATCAAAAAATTCAACTAAGAAAAGAACACTTAAATTTTGAATTGTTGATCCTTCTGCATGGTTATCAGCCAGACTTTGATCAAAAACTAACTGATCTGGTGTATCTGTAGTATATGATGTGATACCACTAAAACCCCTTACACAATTAATAAAGGCAGTGTCAGTTTTCTCTTTGTAAAAAATAATTTCATCATCAATTTTAATTAAACCATTCTTTTCAGGAAATCCATAAGTAAAGTTAGTTTCAAATTCTGTGTTGATAGTATCATCAACATAAGAGATAGTACTAGCAAGACCTGTTGAGGTCTTAACATCATACAAATTGTCTACCTTTACATATTGATCTATATTATTGAGAATATCTAAAGATCCACCATTTGTTTCAATAGAAATAAAATATTGTTCTAAAAACTCACCCAGTAAAGGAAAATCATCCTTCACAAATTGAGGAAGTTGATCCGATACAATGTCTTGTATGTGAACTCTATTTAATGTCATTTTCTATCAGTATCCGTATCCTGAACTACCGCCTGAGGTTGTTCCACCCCCACCTGATGATGTTCCACTTGTAGTGGTTGTAGATTGCATTGTTGAAGTTGTTTGCACTGTTCCAATTGTAGGCACTGTGGCAGTTTCTGATGTACTATCTATTCGAGTAACACCAGTGGTATATACAGGCACACCCCTAACCAAGCTGTCCATCTCAAAGCTACCTGATACTACATAATTGCTTCCAGATACATCACCACCATCAGAAATTGAATCAACTACAGTGTTTACTTCAACATTAGATTTATCAATTTGAAGGTAAAGATCTTGTAATCCAATTATGTCATTTGAGTATGGTGTTGCAGAAATCTCAATTATTGGTGTTGATTTATCAACAGATGTTGAAAGTATTTTTATAGCACTAATATTTAATTCTCCCTCAATATAATCAATTGATCCAACATTATTGTTTACAATAACAGGTTCAGTATTTGAGTTAAGTTTGAATAATATAAGTGTTCCTTGAGTTAATTCTGGATTAGCTCTATCACCAAGATATACAGTATCACTAATACCGCTTACCTTAAATCCAGATGATCTAATGTTATATCCTAATATTCTTCCACCATGAACTGGGAAGTGACCATGATTTCTAACAAAGAATCTATTACCAAAACAAATTTCATATTCTGCAAATTGATTTGCCCTTACTTCAAGGTCTCTTCTCATTTCAACTTTGGTAACGTTTGAAGTTATTGCTCTATGAGTATCATCAATTACTTTTTGATACTTACTAAACTTAAACCTACCACCAAACTTATTAATTTCAGCTGAATTTGCATATCTTCCTATACTATCCAAAACTTGAGTTTTAATAGTATCTTCTCCAGCAACTAAATTGTCATCATAATAAACATTTGATTTTGACTCAATGTAAAGATATTTTAAATCAACAATCTCAGGGATGATACCTGCAACAGAGTATCTTTTAAGTTTGTTTAAAATATTTCTTTTAACTGATGAGGATAAATGAGATCCATTTTCAGGTTTTACACTAATAAAGACTTTACCATATTGAGGTGGGTTTAAGTTTTCTCCACCAAAAGCAGATACTGATTCAGTTTCTGGATAAATGGTTGGTAAAATGACTTCATAGTCACTTGCAGTTACTGCTCTATGTCTTGTAGTATAAATTTGTGTTGAATATCTTTTAATTGATTCAATGCTCTCAATATCAGATCCACCTTGAGCACTGGTGGATGGTGTAATATTTGAAATTCCAATTGAAATAGGAGATCCATTTTGATCTACTAAACTACCTACAAAACGAAATTCATTAACACCATTACCATTAGCGCCAGAGGTTACTATGTAATCTGCAATAATATAACCAAGACTTCCTTCTGTTAATTTTTTACCAAACACACCATCACCAAACATCAATTCATATTTTTCATTTAATATTTCTTGTAAGAAATATACTCTTGATGTTGAGGTTATTTCATAAAGACTGTCAGATCTTTTAAATGTTTCTTTTACAGTGCTTGTCTCATCAGGTTTTAAAGTAACTTTAATAGTGCTTGTGTCAATACCTGTATTATCTAAAATAAATTTTTGATTTGGATTTCTAGCATCTACAGTAAATTGTTGTTGAACATATATTCCTTCATAAACTTCAACATCATTAAATCTTGCCAATCCATCTGAATCAACTCTAACTGTTACATCTTCTGATATTGAAAAAATAAAGTTTTCACCACTAAACAATACAGTTGATCCACAAACTGCTCCTGCTTTTAGTGTGACTTTAGATACATTACTAGTTGCACCAATATCAACAGTAAATGAAATTGGTACTCTAGCAGCAGTTTTTGATTTAGGAACATAACCAATGTTTCTTGCTAGGGAAACAACATTTTCCCTCAAAGTTGCACTATCAATGAATACCTCATTGGATAGCATATTTGCATTATATGAAGAGATGTAAGTATTGTATGCTAATACATCAATTATCTGAGAGAAATTAGATCCCTCAAAGTCATAATCAGTAAAATTACTGTTCGCCTTTAAGTAGTCCCTTATAGAGACTTTTAATTGATCAAAGTTTAGATTACTTAAATTTACTAAAGGCATTTATCTGGTGGATTCTAGTGAAAAACTTAATTCCTGAGCTGGAGCAGGTAAACCAACAATGGTAAATTGAATGCCTACTTGGTAAAGTAAATCATTAGGATCTGGTTCTACAGATACATTAATGATATTAACCCTTGGTTCAAAATTTCCAATTGTATTAATAATTTCACTTTTAATCGCTTTTGCTGTTATATTATCATGAGGTTCAAATAACAGGTATCTAACATTACATCCCAAAACAGGATTAAATGGTCTCTCTCCAGGAACTGTATTAATGAGATTGCGCAGAGATCTTGAAATCGCATTAATGTTCTTCAAAGTAATTAAGTCCCTGTTAATGGGATTTACTTTGAATGTTGCACTAATATCTTTAAAAGATTTACTGACGCCTTCAAGTGGCATTAATACTTTTTATATTCTTCAGTTATTTAGTACTAATTATCATAGATTCTGCATTCATCTGCTTCTGGATTCTCATCACAGAACATCTCAAACGCTGTAGGGTCATGATGATCTCCAGCAGCAATATCTTTTGCATGTTCTTTGGCATAACGCTCAAGATGTTCTAGTTCATCCTTAGTGTGACGTCTTTTCTGTGGAGAGATTGTGGGATCATTCAGAATTTCTTTATCAGTCTGAATGTGCTTCTCTATTGATTCCATCTTCTTTTGTATCCGTATAACTACTATTTAACCGTTCTTTACTGGTTTTCCAGAAATAACTGTCTTGATCTCCTAACCCCATTCTGTCATATCCATTTTCTACTTGATAGTATTCTGTGGATACTTTAAAGTCAGGGGTTAGCGGATTTTCAGGAGTTAGACTATTGTCATAGATCCTCATCCTGTTATTAGGATACAAAGCATACTGCCCATTGACAAGTTCAATTAAGTTATGTGACTTGTGTTCTGCTGGATTCTCACTAGTGGCATAATCAATTACATCAGGGTCTTGATGGTAATTGTCAATGGTGCATACATAATTGCCTTTCATTGTACCATGATCTCTAGTATAGATCTCATAGTCCATAGATCCAATAAATTGTTTTTGAACAGCAACTACCCCATAATCCATACAATTCCAGAATTGTAGGTTCTGTAGATTCATATCAGGGTCAGGTAGTTCTGGTTCACTTAAAAAGGCACTGATAGGTAATTTATCATACATTGCCCCATAATCAGGTAGATATGTTTCAAAGTAAAATGCTCTGCCTGGAATGCTCTTAGCACTGACCCAGACACCCTTTACAAACTCTCCATGACCACTTTGATGGTCAGTAAGGTATTCTTTTCTCACCCATACTTCAACAGAGGGTAGGTTACAAATTAAACAAGACATATAGAGTAACGAGAGATTTTCGCGCCTATTATCTATCCATAAAAAAAGGGGGCACCCTTAGCGCCCCTGACCTCTATATCTTTTCTTTGCATTGTTTCCACTGGTAGCAGAAAACTTACTGTGCTTACCTTGTCCCTGTCTAGTTTTTTTGGGAGTGGATTCAATGAATGCAGTACCAAGAAGGGACTTTTTAACTTTTGCCATAATTTACCTACTTATAGTTCTGTGGGAGTGCATGGGCACTTACAAGCACTGCAGAGGGCATAGATGCCTCAAAGAGTTTCTTTGCCTCTGCTTGATGGGTTGCATCAACTTGTTTGTAATGATACTTGTTACCTGTAGTCTTTAGTCTATAGGTGATCATGTAAGGATATTGCTTCATATCAGATTACCCTTGATTTTTCATGTCCAACACGAATGCGTGGGTCACACCAAATCTTAAACCCTGCATCAATGGCATCCAGACAGAATGAGACATCCTCCCCACACATGTCCTGGACTGCACCAGATTCAAAGACTTGCATCTTGGGGGCAAACCAGGGGTACTTCATCTCCTCATGCTCAAATACTCCTTTCTTGATCATGACCCATCCAAATCCTGTGTAGTCTACAGTGAATGGCTTCTTACGCTTACTGATACCATCAACCATCTCATGGTTCATGACACCACCATTGTTACGGAAGTCATTCTCATCCAACCAGTGTGCAACAGATGTGGTTCTTCCATCTTCAGTGGAATACCATCCTGCAGTGATGCTCTTCTCCTCACCATCTGCAGGATTTGCCAAATCACACAGTTGCCAGAACTTCTCAGTGTTGAATACAATATCACTATCAATCCACAATTGATAATCATATTCCAGTTTGCCATCCCATGGAATCTGATCAGGTCCACGGAGCACATTGGCACCCAAACACTTACAACGTGCAAAGTTTACCATGGATGAGTAGTCTTGACTGATCTGAATACTCATTCCATTCTGTACCATGTCAAAGCACAGTTGTACAAAATTCTTTAGAAAAACATATGAGACACCTCTTCCAGGAAGGCAAAAGACAATGGTCTTCCCCTTCATACGTTCTTTGATTGCCTGGATATCCCACTCTGGGGCATTCTCTTTATTGCTGCTTACAGGCGTCTTTGCCTTTACAGTAAATCCTTTTGCCATGATTGATAATTCACTACAAGTTCAGTTTAACAGTTTATGTATGCTATGTCAATAACTAGATTCTTCTGCTGATACTAGGGTTTCTACTACCTCATAAGATAAGTCATCCTCTTCATAATCAGTCTTCATCAGACCAACCATTGCTTTCATCTCTAGATATCTTTCCTCAAAATCTTTCTTAGTTAGATTGTTATAAACACATCTGTCCTTCAAATATATGTGGTAAAAATTTTCTGGGGAAATTTTTGTCATAAAATGGATTCTTCTTTTGAATTATATATGGGTTCACTATCACTCTCAAGGGTATATACTTTTGTAGGTTAGGGAACCTATTGGTTTTTCGTAGGGGGGGTCGCTACGCCCAGGGGGGCACATACACCCACCCTCAGAAACACTGTCTGATTCACAATACTGAGTCTATCACAATGTGCCCCTAAGTGTCAACCAGGGGGCACACAGTAAGTGTCAGTACAGTGCAGCAATTGCATCCAGAATGAGTAGCATATCACTGCCATTCTCTGCAGTTTCCAGTGCATCAAAGACTTGAGTTTTAGACATGAATGTGATAGAATGAGGTTAGAATAATAAGCAGTTTAATGACATGCTCAGGTCACTAATTTGTTATGGAATCTGTTGCAAACCCTTCAAAACTTTCTCTTGTATTTGTCCCACATAGTCCATGCCATGTGTCCCACATAGACGTTCATATTCTTGCAGTATGTGGGACACATGGGATACACAAGAGGCAGGCACTCTGATTCTCTCAGTGTTACCCAGGTTTGGTAATTTCTTGGAGAAGGGCATAACTCATGTGGGACACATAGGATTTCATTTGTCCCACATAGTCTAGACTATTTGTCCCAGGTTGTCAACCATTTGTCCCACATAGATTTGGGGGGTTGACATCACTGAGGATCTCTGATATACTGCTGCCTTAGATCACAACAACCAGAAGGATTTAGAGGGCATTTATACACAATAAGCAGCATATTTACCAAGGTATTTGGGACACATATGTGGGACAAATAAAATACTCATATACATTTTTTAATACATTTTTAATTGATTTTAACATAAAAACAGGGTATTTATGCTTATAATTAGGGTGCTATTCTAGCAGTTCAGGGTAATACTCAGTCACCTCATCTTTCATCTCTTTGAGTGAATAATCCTCATAAGATTTGGTCATGTAATCATGTAGAATAGCAAGGCAATCATCCAGGTCTAGACCATCAATAACCCTTGTCACATATGCATCAATGAGTGTTTCTTTCTCAGTCATGATTGTCATTTCCATTGGTTAGTTTGGATGAGGTAGTTTCTAATCTCAGTGTATATGAACTTCTTCAACTTAGGGTCAGTTGTAGTATCAAATGCCTTATACAATCTGGTGATATATTCACTCTTTCTAACCACTGGAGATATTACTTTCTTATCAGTATATCCTAGGTTTGTGTTACTACCTGCTTTAACTTTCTGTCTACCAAAGTTACCAGTGATGCTACCAGTTGTACGCAGTTTGGGTTTGATTTTAGAGAGATTGGATGTCATCATTTGATAGAAGTTGAAGGGGGTTTAAGTAATGCTTC